AACAGATTTAATTACTAAAAAAACAAATATTTTACAAGAATGGAAACAATTTCAAAAAGACGAAGAATCACTTCTCAATAAATTGGCTGGAAAATATGGTAATGGCAGTCTAAACCTCAGAGATGGTACTTTTAAGCCGGTACCTCCTCAACAACCACCCGCTGCTTAATATAAATTAATGCAAAATAAAAGCCGGTCTTTATTGACCGGCTTTTTTGTTTATTGTGTTGAACTTGCCTCCTCAACAATTGCTTTAATCTCAGATTCAATTTCTTTCATCTTTTCCTTGTAACCTGCAGCAACATCCTTAAAATCCTTCTTTACATATAGAAGTTTCTCGGTCAATTCATATACCTTTTGTTCTGCTTGTTGTTTTGTTAATTTGATATTACTCATAATTTATTAATTAGATATTTATTTTTATGGACGAAGTAAATTTCCATGATATAAAAATTCACAATCATGAAATTACTATATGGGACAATCGGTTTGTTGTTTTAAGACATCCCGAAAAATGTGACATGTACGAAGATGAAAATTGTAGAGAAAAATTACTAAAATACTTAAGTGATGAAGGTTATATAATAGACAATGAAAGTGGTATAATAGTAATTGATAGTTATATTGATTTTGAATCTGAATAAATTGGTGGACGTGGGCGGGAGTTGAACCCGCCGTCTTTAAAAGATAACCTATACTAGACTACATGCTTTTATATTTTGTGATTGTTAGAAATAATAATAAAAAATATCAAAAATATTATTCTTAAGATTTATAGATATTTGACCGTCAACATAAATCAAATAGACAGTCTCAGTCCGATAGTTTACACCCAATATTATTATCAGACTTCATAATATTGAATGTGCTACAACTCAGGCAGCAAGAGCTACAACATCATCATAAGAGAAGTCATAGCTGATTACATTATCTTCAGCAGTTAATGTTTTGATAGATAATTAAAGAGGCCAACTACCATCCTCTACATGACTAATATAAGTGTACTTTTAAATCGATACCAGTACACGCCCAATAAAATTATACATAAAAATCTCTGTACTTAAAAATATTTTCCGAAGCAACATCTCGTTTCATTTGCGCAAATAAATCTTTTCCCTGTTCAGGAGAAACTATTTTGTTACCTTTTTCATCTTCCAATTTTTTCACTAAAATAGCTATTTTTTTGCGTATTTCTATTGATTTTTGAGGATTATTATCTTGTTTATCTAATTCCGTTCTCAAGAATTCCAATTCGTCCTCTATCTGTTTTATTTTTTCCTCGTTACTCATAATAATAAATATCAAAAATAAAACATGGAGCGGGTAGAGAAAATCGAATTCTCACATCAACTTTGGCAAAGTTGCAGGCTACCACTACATCATACCCGCGCTCTCTCAAATTGGTGGACCAGAGGAGAATCGAACTCCTAACTAAAGCTTGCAAAGCTCCCGTGTTACCATTAGCACTACTAGCCCAATCAGAAAATATATAGTATTCTACTAATACAATTAGATATTTATATATACAATAATTAAACAAAGGAATTATTATGACATGGACAATCGTAACAATAGTATTAGTAGTAGCAACAGCAGTCGGAGTATTTCTCTTCGTAAAAAATAACCCACTCAGAGCTAAGAAAATTGATGATGCTGCTAAAGAAGTAATCAAAGATGTTGAAGACATTATAAAGAAGTAACTTACTTACAAACTTCAACTTAAGTCAAGCCGTACATCAAGTGCGGCTTTTTTTATTTGGATGACCACGGCCTGCGAATATACGAGGATTTCACATTGTTCCATATTTTCATATGTCTATCCCGTCAACTTCAGCCTTCTCCACCCCATACGGGCGGTGTTTTATAATTCTATATCACTAATGATCAAAATGGCAGGGGATGAAGGAATCGAACCTTCACTAAGAGATCCAAAGTCTCCTGCACTACCATTATGCAAATCCCCAGTTGAAATTACTTTTCATAAAGATTGAAAAAATCTTCTAACGGTTTAGCACCTGATGTTTGTATATTTTTTCCTATTACACTCCAATCAACTGATCGGTCCCAATTATCATCAGATATAGATTCCAATATTAAATCTTTATGTTTGTTAAAAGTTTTTTCAAATAAATCGTTATACATAGGTAACTTATAAATATAAGTGTAATTATGTATTACATAATAAAATGGCGGTTGGAGAAGGATTTGAACCTTCGGAGGCTTTTACACCTCGGAGCTTTAGCAAAGCTCTGCGTTAGACCACTCTGCCACCCAACCGTAAAATCTTTGACAATCTCCGATTTCTTCAAGGAACGATATCAATTTATCAGTTCTCGGTTCCAATGTCAAGTGGAGTTTTATTAAATGGCGGAAACATTCTGTTTTGAAATTACATTTTCATATATATTATGTATGAAATTATTAATAGACATAAATGACTTGATTAAATATAAAAGTAGACATTTACTTCCATTAGAATGTGAACATTGTAAATCTCAATTTTATCGGCCTAAAAATGATGTACAATGGGCATTAAAAAGAAAATCAGCAAATTGTTTGAGATTTTGTGGAAAAATGTGTCGGAATTTACATTCCTCAAATAGATTATCTTTTTCTTGTAAAGAATGCAACGTTTCGATTGAACGAACTCCGTCTTCATCAAAGTCAAAATATGTATTTTGTTCAACGTCTTGTAGTGCATTTTATTACAATAAACATAAAACGTGGGGAACATCTCGTTCAAAATTAGAAAAATGGATAGAATCTAAATTAAAAATTTTGTATCCTAGTTTAGTTGTTAATTATAATAAAAATGATACAATTAATGCGGAACTTGATATTTACATACCATCTTTAAAACTGGCATTTGAACTTAATGGACCATTTCATTATGAACCTATATTCGGAGAAGAAAAATTAAAATCAACACAAACTAATGATAAAAGAAAATTTCAAGCGTGTTTAGAACATAAAATTGAATTATGCATCATTGATACTTCTAAACAGAGATATTTTAAGGAAAAAACAAGCAATGAATATTTATGTATTATCACTAATATCATTGAACAAAAATTATTAGATATTCAGTCATCAAATAATTTGATGTGTACTATGAACCACGGACAGGTAATCTAATTTTTCATAGCGCGGAAGCAACAGGAATCGAACCTGTGAGGGTTTAAGGCCCCAGGCGTTTTCAAGACGCTTTCCTCGACCTGCCGGACTACTTCCATATAAATTAAAAATTGGTGGGCATAGTAGGACTTGCACCTACACGGATTGCTCCAAAAGCTTCTAAGACTTTCGTGTCTTCTATTTCACCATACGCCCGAAAATGGTCGGGAAGACAGGATTTTAACCTGCGACCTCTCGCGCCCAAGGCGAGCGCACTAAACAAACTGTGCTACTTCCCGATTAAAAATGGTAGGGGTTGATGGTAATGCTCCACCGTTTGAAGTGTGTAAAACTACTGTTTTGCTTTTAAACTAAACCCCCATTAAAATTCATCTATGTCGTTATCGCCAGTTGGGTTCTGCACAAAGCATATCACCCAGTGACCGATCAAGTGTTTGTGGGCACACCAGATAGAGTTTCAAGCCCGTCGTCATTATGTACTTACTATACCATTAAATTTGTTACAGTCAAGCGCTTAAATTAAAAAACCCACCAGTCATTTCTGATTGGTGGGTGAACTTTAAGCAAACAACCACACCAATCAGTCACCGTTTGGTGATTGACTACTTGCGGATGGTTGTACATTATTTAGCATACATTAATATATATCAATAAATTTGCCAAATGTCAATTTATAATTTGATTAACGACCAAATATTCTCTTATACCACGGCGACTTTGTACCGGATGTACCAGCTGTACCTGACGTACTGTTAGTTTGATTTTTAGCAGTAGTATTTCTACTTGAACCATTTGAACCGTTTGTTCCACTTGTTGATGACATAATAATCCTTATAAAAATTAAATAACCCGTCAGATTTCTCCAACGAGCTCTATTTAGTTAATTAAAATGTGAACTTAACACCTGCGCTATAAACAACATCATTCTTAAATTGTTTCAAGCCAAGATTGGCATTTTGAACAACATTGAATGTATTGTTATAGTAACCAACTTCTCCATATGGAGTAACAACTCCGAGAGGAGTATTGAATGGACGAATCAATGTACCCTTAACGGTAACAGTTTCATAAGCACTCATGCTACCCCATTCAACCGCTGGAGTAACTACAAATCCCCAGAACAACTTTTGGTCACGACTCGCACCTACAAAATAACCACTTTGTTGAGTTTCTTGGAAGAAAGCTCCACGAACATATGGTGTGACATATGGGTTTTGGATTGAGAGCTTAGCACCAAGTTCAGTGGAACTTTGGATTGGTCCACCTGAAATTTGATGACGAATAGCAGTCAAATCACCGCGAAGTGCAAAATCTTTGCTAATTGAGTAAGCCTTGCCGAGACCGATAGTCCAATGTGATTGGTTATTACCATTGTCTGACAAATATACTCCACCGACATAAGCATCTACATACTTGAAGGACTTAGCAGCACCCAAAGCGGCATACGGAGAACCGAGGGTATAAGCCAAACCATCAACTACATAGTAGTTATTGTAACCACCATCTAAGCTAACGCTAATTGGTGAACCTGAATCAGCAGCTGTATCTGCAGCCAAAAGGCCAAATGTTGATACGAGCAACGCTGTTAATACTGATAACATTTTTTTCATAATATATTATTTCCTTTTTGTTTTTGTTGTTAATGTGGTCCCAACCACATTTTTAGGAACGTTCCTAAATTATTATTTATATATAGTTTTTATATAACCCTTAAAATTTATTTAATTTCTTGCAAGAAATTATTACTTTCTTGAGTCGTTTGTTAAGCGCCCTATCTTTCTCTGGTAGATACACATATGACGCCTTAGATTTTTCTTCACTTTCAGACAAAACTGTAATAGTGTCATCATTTACTTCCAAAACTTTGGTTATAGCAGATTTAATAAATCTAAAACTTTTTCCGCCGTCAATTTCAATACAAATGCCATAGGATAAATCTTTATATTGAACATCGTTGACACCATAATGTGATTTCAATACATTCTTAATCTGGTTCTTTTTATCTTCATTCAAAACCATATTAGCCATTTCAAGTTTAGTTAATGTACTCATGATAAATTAATTATATAATAATATTGTGGTCTGTCAATAAAAAACAAATTAATTCTTTTTTATATAATGTGTACGCCATCCATTGCTGTGTTTATTCATCCAATCAAGCAATGCTTTTTCAAATCCTATATCTCCATTTGATTTTTCACTTTCTATCCATTTATGTCTATAAATTTCATTTTTCATTGTAACAAATTTTTGATATAGCGATTTATTCCTCATAATAATATATATACAATATGCCTTACGAATATAACGCAAAAGTAACCGAAGTGATTGATGGCGATACCATCGTTGTTGATATTGATTTAGGATTTGATGTAAAATTAACCAATCAAAAAGTTAGACTGCTCGGAGTTGATACTCCTGAAAGTAGAACAAGTGATAAAATAGAAAAAACTTTTGGTGAAGTTAGTAAAAATTATACCAAGAAATTTATTGAACAATGTAGTGAACAAAATATCGTACTCAGAACATATCTCAGTGATAGTGAAGAAAAGTTTGGTAGACTATTGGGTGAAATAATAAATCCTAAAACGAAAAAAGTTTTGAATGAGGAACTAATCAATAATAATTACGCTGTAAAATATCTCGGTGAAAATAAAGATAAAATAAAAGTATTACATCTTTATAATAGAAAAAAATTGATTGATGCAAAAATTGTAAATGTAAGTTACAAAGAAGCTGGATTATAAAAGTTGGGGTGATATATGAGTGCTGCCCTCATTCCGTGAGTCTCACAAACTCAAGTGCTAACTGTTACACCAATATCACCATTGAAAATAAAATTGTGTTTGATGCTAGTTGATCTGCCAAGTCGTTCTCCTTCGCCAACTACTCACACACACGAAACGATAAAAAATGCGGTTAACACCAAACACTCTTATATATAGTCTATAAAATGGAGTCCCGTGTTGGATTTGCACCAACCTAATGCAATTTTGCAGATTGCTGCCTAACTACTCGACCAACGAGACATAAAATTGGTGCTGTTGGTAGGAGTTGAACCTACAACCTTCTGATCCGTATCCAGACGCTCTAATCCAATTGAGCTACAACAGCATTAAATAAGAAAAATCAACGTCATATGTGATCATATCATATTCGCTGATTTGTCGCTTAAACTTCCTCAACAAAATTAAGTCTTGTTGGTTTGTATCTTACTTATGCTAGCTTCTTCAGACCTTATAAGCTATTTCTTATATAAATTGGTTGTCTCTGACGGTAACGATCCGTCGTCTCACAATTATCAGTTGTGGGCTTTACCTTTAAGCTAAGAGACAATTAAAATGGCGGGAGTAGCCGGATTTGAACCGAGCAAGTCTACACAGTGACAGTGTGTTATGTTAGCCAATTACACCATACCCCCTCAAAATTGGTGGATGTGACAGGAGTCGAACCTGCAACTTGCTGAGTAAGAGTCAGCTACTCTAATCCAATTGAGTTACACATCCATGGTCCCAGTTGTTGGTTCCGCCCCAACCTCTCAAATTCTTCAGACTTGCGCTTTCACTAGATTAGCTTAACTGGGATTTATTCTCATTCATAAATCTATTGAATGATTAATTTACCATCCTTAATTGTAAAATTATGTGGTTTATTATCACTTAA